AAGGTAACTGGGTCTGAATTCGAGTTGATGTAAGTAATTACAGATTGAATTCGTTGATTCTGTATTATGGGATTAGCACATCCTAATAATAGAATAACATGTCTAATATCGTTTCTAGGCGGATGTAGATAATTATTAACTGCGTAATAAATAATAATAGAAAGTAATGTGATAGAAACTGTAACCATCATTGTAAATATAATATCGTTTGTTTGATATGAGTATAAATTGATTCTCATATCAAAAAGTTTTTCAATTTTATCGTGTAATGGTATGTGTTCGTGGAGGGATAATACGAACCTGTATAATATTTGAAAATCGAACCTTTTTTTGCTTTGATGGTTCTGTAGTCGACATTATTGATGTATGAAAACAATTATAGGTGATGCCAGGTCCGTGGAATAATAATTGTCGAACACAATACATAAATTGTTTGGCTGAGTCATACAATATCACAACAAAACAATTAGGTATTTCTAAAATCCTGAATCCTGTAATATTAGTAATAGGTGGGAAGTGTATCAATATTCATGATATTATCAATAGCAGTGTCAGTTACACTCAAATATTGATTGAAGTAGTCGAATTTGAGTTGTTCCTGCGGAGTATGCTTATGTACGGTGCGTGCAATCATTTTATATAATTTGAAATCGGGATAACGTTCGTCGCCGTTTTTCTTGTATAATACATTTTTACCATTATCATCAAGGCACCATCGATGTATAGTTTTTTGTAGTTCATCATAATCTTGGTATTCAAGTTGGTCGGGAATAATAAAATCGTAAATAGAACAACCTAATCGACAAAGATCAAAACTCATGTTCGGTTCAATTCTCGGTTTATTTTCATTAAAGAAAGGTTCGGTATTATATTGCGTATCGGCGTCTCCGCTGGGTGCGAAACTGTCGCTACAATATACAAGATTATTAAATGTATAAATACTGCGTCCAAAATCAATAATTTTGTAAATTTTACCAAAAGTAGGAACTTTATATGTATTGTTCTCGAATTTATAATATAGATATGGAATTTCAGTATTAATATACATAATATTATTTGTATGCAAATCGTTGTGAGTAAACAAGAATAATTTTTGGTATATAATTAATGACATAATTACTTGAAAAAGTGCGCTAGATGCGATTTCGTCTGTAATCTCTCCATTTGTAAATAGGTCATCGAACGTTCCGTCGCATTTTTCAAGACAAATTAACTGTACTGGGAAATCTTTTATAATTGCGTATTTTTCTTGTTCGTCTGCCGACAATTCTGAACCATCACATTCGGTCTCATCGCTTTCAGTTTCCCAATCATCTTCATCGTCAGAGTCGGCATTGCTTTCATTTGAGTCGGTCGTATATGCGAGTGAACTGTCATCGCTACTACTGGACGTGTCGTCGTCCATAGTTTCGTTTTTGTCAATATTGCGTTCATTCATTGCTTCATCATATATAATACATGAATCGATTGGTTCTATAGTAGACTGAATATCGGTAATAATATCATCAAGTTTGATAGCATTAAGACTATATTTATTTGTTTTTGATATACATAGTTTATTACGTTTACATCTAGAACCATCAGTCATGACTTCATCATTGCTTACATTTTCCAAGGTAAATAAATTATTTATATTTTCATTAAAAAAATAGGATGAGGTTAAAAAATCAATATCGTCAGTGATAATACATTTATGATTCGATTGTATGCCTAGATATGACCCGTAAAAGTCAAGAGAGTTAGTGATATTATGAGTATGCATAGTCATACTACTGAGATAACAAAAGAAGGTGTCTACATAAGCACAATTGTTAGTAGATTTTAATTTCGGAAGCACATTATGTGATATATCAGTGGATATAGCATTGGAATAGGGTAAATTAGTAAGGAATTCTCTATCGTCTTCGTATTTACCAACCATGTATCGAAGTGGGTCAAGTAACGGAGAATATTTAATAAAGGAAGGTTTATTCAATGTGTTGAAATGAGAATCGGTAACTAAATTGTTATTTCTAAAATGATAACAATGGTTTAATTGAATAGAATCATGATTTTTGTTGGACATAGTGAAATGTAAATCATAGATAGGGTTATAATTCTGTAGATTATAAACATTATTAGATGAAACATCTAAAGTAGTCGACCCGTCAATCAAAGATGGTATATTCGAACCGTCTAAATGTTTGGGTTTATGATACCCAATCAAAAATTTGGATTCTAATGTATGAGAGGTCATAGTAATTAAATAATATTATATACGGATTAATTACAAAAAATAATAGAATTTCAAACCAATAACATTATGTACTCGTTTATAATACTTTAGTATTATATCATTATAAAGTATTGATAACAGAATGACTCTTGAATTAAAAAAATTTAATATGCGTGAAATAACATTTAAACCGGATGAAAACAAGGGACCGGTAATTGTTATGATAGGTCGTCGTGATACAGGAAAATCGTTTTTGGTTAGAGATTTGCTATTTTATCATCAAGATATTCCAGTTGGTACAGTGATGTCGGGAACTGAAGCCGGTAACGGATTTTATGCAGCACATGTTCCGAAAGTCTTTATCCACGAAGAATATAATACAGTGCTTATTGAGAATGTACTACGTAGACAAAAAACGGTATTAAAGCAAGTAAATAAACAGTTAGCAGAGTATAAACGGACAACAATTGACCCAAGATGTTTTGTAATTTTAGATGATTGTCTATACGACCAATCTTGGACTCGTGATAAAATGATGCGTTTATTGTTTATGAATGGCCGTCATTGGAAAATCATGTTAATTATTACTATGCAATATCCATTGGGTATTCCTCCCAATTTAAGAACAAATATAGATTATGTGTTTATATTAAGAGAACCTTACTTGACAAACCGTAAACGTATATGGGAAAATTATGCGAGTATGTTTCCAACATTGGAGTCGTTTTGTGGAGTTATGGATCAGACAACTGAAAATTACGAATGCTTGGTTATTAATAACAATGCGAAATCGAACAAATTAAACGATCAAATATTTTGGTATAAAGCCGAGAGTCACCCTGACTTTCGTTTAGGTGCCAAAGAATTTTGGGAAATCTCAAAAAATATTGGGTCAGACGATGAAGATGATGCGTATGATCCAAGCAAATCAAAAAAGAAAGGACCACAAATCAATGTAAAAAAGAGTAAATGGTAAGGCATATCAAATAATGGTGACATATTCATCAAAACCGGATAATGATTTGCATATTTTTGAATTAGTAATTTCTTTATCTAAATAAACACTTAATTGATCTAGATTTTTTATAGTTAGAGCTTTTCCACTAACACAATCATTATTGAATATGAATGGAAGTACGTGAGTTTTCAATACTGTCATTGTTTTTCCTAGGAAATCCGGAAAAATAGTATTTACCATGATAATAGACCCATTGGGATTTGCTAAAAAGTATCGTTTGAATATATCTTCGATATTCGGTATTTGAATATATGATTGAACTAGCAACAAAACATTGAATTGTTGAAATTCTGACTCGGTGTAGGAAGAAACATCTTTGACACGAAAGTCGACATAATCGCAATTATCATTAGAATATATAATATTGTCTTCATTAATATCAATGCCAGTATACTTATTGTTTTTTGCGAGAAGCGCATGTTTATATTTATTATAAAATACTCCCCCACCACTTCCAATTTCGAGAATAGTTGTATTGGCGGGAAGAATATCGACAATATAATCATAATATTTATGTGTCTCAAGTTCATAATATTTTACCCATTTGTGCTTATCGTTTTTTCGAATAGACAAAAATTTTATAATATCCATCTGATATGAATGGATATTATATTTGTAGTATTATTACTGAGTTGAAATTATGGATCATACAAACTTTCATCAACTTCAATCTCATCATCTGAATCAAAATAATCTTCTTCTGCGAATACCATTTCATCATTCAACAAGTTCATTGTTCTAGATTCTATGAATGCGTGATACATAGTTTGAGGCAACAATGTAGTTGAATTAATTGACGATTGAAAATTAATGTTGTATACGAATTCTGTATTTTCGACCGAGGTATTATCATGTTCGTCATCGCTAATGTTAGGTGTAATATAATATTCGTCTTCATCATGAATGGTAGGCATACTATAATCATCATTGTCATCATCGCTCATTTCGTCTTTGTGATATCGAATTAACTCACTTTTTCCGTCAAGTGTAATAAAACAACAATATTTCTTTTTTTCTTTGAAAACTATTATTCTGCGTCCAAATGTAGGATTGCACCGCGCGAATGTTGATAATTTTCTTTTAATAGAAGAAGCAGATATGTGTTTTTTGGAACTATCTAGAGAATATCGTGAATGAAGATATTCCACGAGGTGGCCTTTAAATGTGGCTATTAGCGTATTTTTTGGAAAATGTGGATGAAACGAAATATTATAAGGTTCAGTCATCTCCTCGATATATTCAATAATCGTATCATGGTCCTCACTTTCGACAAATTGGTCTATGTAAATATTCCGTATTGTAACTTGATTTTGAATTTCAAATTTATCAACATTAAACCCGGACAAGTAATATTGTTGAATAACGAGTGGTACATGAGTAAATGTATTTTTCATATGGAAATAAATATTATATAAGTCCGAAATTGGGAATTCAACCCCACTATACGGATTTTTGGGAGGAAGTGATTCTGAATAAAACAATGGCGAATTACAAATTGCGGATGTAATGATACGAGAAAGGTCCTGAAGTGTAAACAAATAAATGTAGTTGTTTTCGTAGTAATTAAATACATTATTTTGCGATTTATTTATAGGAGTCAAATATAAATCATTGCTTACAATCACTTTTTTATTCCGTTTTTTAATCAAATACGCGAAATTATTAAGGACGCGGTATGTTCGTTGTATCCGACAAAAGAAATCTAGAAACGATTCTTTATTTTCGAGTGTAACAAAGAAACTATCCATATAATTGTCTTTTAACGTAGCAAATTTGGTATTACTATCTAAAAATAGAAACCGACATTTTGTAAAATTAAGATGTAGATTGTCACTGTCTTCTTTAAAAATATGTTTCATATAGTTCCCGCAGGTAAATAATTCGGCATTTTCTATATTGATATCAGATGTATATCCGGTATCATATATAAATATTTTATGTGCGATTAAGTTGAATGTATTCATATTATATTTAAGGTTAATAAATATAATATAACACGTTTATACCGTTTTCAAATAATTAGTAAGGAGATTATTCGTCATTGTGGGGAGTGAAATTGTCAACCATTAATTCATTGCGAAGTTGTGTAGATTGTACTGTGTCTACTTCGCGTGATTCGAAATCGGTATTCTCTACAACGCCATTCAAGTTTCCTTCTTCGTCAATTGTTTGTGTAAGAACATTACCACTTGATTTGGCCTTCTCAATATTATCCATGATAGCCTGTTTTTTCGTTTCCCTAACTCTTTCTTCAAATTCCTTTTTGGCAAGTTCTTCATTTTTCATTTTTTCAGCATGAAGAGCATTCAACTCTTCTTCCATATGTTCTACTCTACCAGTTTTATATGCATCCGGATCCCATGGAACCCATATACCTACTGGGCCAACATAGATATCATGATTTGGGTCATGTTCGCGAAGTTTCTTACATTTTTCCTCCGCTTCATCCTGTGATGGGTATACACCTCTAACTTTAATTCCACGAACAGATGTTTGGAAAGCATGTTCGCGGTTGAATTGTTCGGTTAACTTATCTTCCTGTTTATCCATAAAATTCTTATA